AATTACTTGCCCTACTTGTTGATTACCATTGATTACAATAGTACATTCTGCTCCAGTTCCATCTCCTTTAATGGGAACTTCTGTATAAGTTGCATTTGCCGTTCCTAAACCAACTCCACGATTTGTAATAGTTGCAATTTTGATGCTACCATCAATCGAGTTATCTCTAACTGCTGCATTAGTAGTTGCAGTTCCCCAATTTGCCGGAACGGGCATATATTGGGTAGACTCAAATTTTACTACCTGACTAGGTTTAATAGTATACAAATACTTCCAAATATATCCATCTCCACTAGTTCCTGCACTTCTTGGTTCCAAATCAGTGAAAGTTGGTTCATCCAAAGATGCCTTTCCTGTAGGATTGTCTGGGTCTATTCCATTGTGTAGGCAAATGTAGACTCTAAAATCACTATTCATTACAAAATAATTTGCAAGATATAATGAAGTTGACCCAGAAATCTTTGCCGTATTAGTTCTACTATAGTCATGACGATACATGTCATAAGCAGTACCAGAACTCCATGTTCTTTTTGGAACTACTTGATTTGCATCAGAACTTTCGATTTTCTTGAGAGCAATCATTGTATCCCAATAATCGTTCTCTTGATCGAAATTATCTTTAGGTGCAGGAGGATCATTATCCCAATCACTTTGATAATCTGTAGGATTAGGTAGACCAACAAAAGAATAATAAGAGTTGCTGGAATTATTCACTCCAGCAATAAAATTCTTTGCGTTTAATATCCTAATCTGATCCGTTATAATAGCAGCCATTTGACGCAGGTTTTTCTTTATTTATTAGGAGTTTGCGGTATAATTTTTAGACTTCAAGAAGTTTGTTCTAATGACTCTAGTTGAAGTAGTTATACCAGAAGTGTATGCAGTGTAAGAACTTGTGAGATCTCTTGAGGAAACATCAATTCTTCCCCAACTAAAGTCACCGAAACCAGTATCAGAAGTTGTGATTCCAGTACTGTATCCCGAAGGAACAACGGTAGCATCAACAAACAATCGCTTGACTGTCGTTGATATTCCAACAACATCTCTTTCTAATGTCTCTACACTAGAGACCTCGTATATTCCATCAAATGTATTCCCCATACCAACGTTAGACTTCTTAATCATGAAGTAATCATTTGACTGAATCGAAGTAATTGTTACTGCAGTTCCAGCAACAACAGTGTTTCTGAGGAAAGAATCATATGGAATATGAATATCAAAGATAAATTTAGGACCAGCAGTGGTTCCAAATCCAACAATAATACCATTATCACCCGAATAAGTATTTACACTACATGCTTCTTCGGTATGTCCTGGAGGAGATATAAGAACAGTAGGTACGCTTGTATATGTATAACCAACTCCAGGAGAGGTGATTGCAACACCAGTGACAGTTCCGCCAGCACTTATGGTTACTGTGCCAAATGCTCTAGACGCAGAGGTGTAACCAAAACTTACTGTTGCAGTGCTATACCCAACACCACCGTCAGATATTACAACAGAGGAAATAGTCCCGAATCCAGAAATAACTGCTGTTGCAGATGCACCAACTTTTGGTTCTTGAGCAACAAATTTAATTTTATCTTGGAACTGTAAGTTTGCTGCCTCATTTTGGGGATTAAATAATGGTCTCAGACTATCAACATATATTGCAGTTGAACCTACGCCAACATTGTTAATAATATATGCTGTTGGATTAATGACGGGTTCATAAAGTTCCCTATCTTTTCCTGTTGGAATACCATCAATAATCTTATCTTCAGTTTGTCTGCACCAGGTAACTGGTCTTACTAAAGTTACATCATTAGTATTTCCTGGTCCAAAGTAAGGATTTGTTGCAACATTACCAGTTGAAAGAATATTAAGAACACTTCTTTCATCTTCATCAAGACTTTGTGCCTGAGAACCTGCCATATGTTTTAGTTGTAACGTATCACCTTTCTTAACCGTTTCGATCACATCTCTAAAAATAACATCACTATCACCATTTCCTTTATAGAAAATAATGGTAACAATATCACCAATCTTTAATGCTTCAGTAAAGGTGAGTGTGCTTCCCCCTGTAAATACATATCCTGCACCTGGTTCTTGTAAAATATCATTTACAAAAATAATTAATACATCTTGAACATCGATTTTTGAACCTGGAGAAGAAACAATTGAAGTAATTGCTCCGTTTAATTTCAATGGGAAATCTTTTCTTGCTCCATCAATGAGATCTTCAATATTATCAAGAACTTGTAAAGTTCCTACAGACCAACCTGCAAACTTATCGTCTGCAATTTCATCGACAGTAACTTGGAACTCGTTTCCAGAATAAGATGATGTGGTTGGTATTCCTGTTGTTCCTCCGATTGCAACTGTTAATATAGCACCATCTCTATAACCATATCCAGTATTATCAATTTCAAAATCAATAACGCTAGAACCATTACCAACTACAACATCGATAGTTGCTTCAGTTCCAACTCCAGCAGCAGAAGAAGAACTGTAGAATAAACGCATATTGGAATACGATACAGGATCATCAATAACAATATCAATTGGTTTTTTAACCGTTCCACATCTTGCATAGAAATGTGTGCGAGTGGAAATACCCGTGTTTATTTCAAAATTAGTATTATCAATAATTTTGAGAACAGTTGATCCCTGTGATGCGGGATCAAATCCACTAGCGGAGTTGTTACTAGATCTTGGTGCAATAAGAGCAGGTTGTGCCACTCCACCACTTTGATAGAATGTTGGGACAGTAGAAACTCCAACGTTTATAACAAATACTGTGGTACTGGGAACAGAAGTTACTTTAGAACCACAATATGCAGGATCAGTTGTTCTTGGATAAACGTGAGTAGAAGATCCGCCGTCTAAACCACAAGTAAATGCTAATCCAGTAAGAATAACGTCACTCTTTTGTCCTGTAGTGGAAAGATTGTGAGCAGATGATGTGGTCACAGTCATGATACCACTTATATTATCATAAATGGCATTACTTACATTGACAGGACCAGAACCACTATAATCGCATGTAAATGCAATTCCCGAAACAATAATCTCTTCACCAAAAGATAAACCATGTGCAGTAGAAGTTGTAACAGTTGTCAATCCAGTTATGGAATTATATCCAACGTTTGATATGGAACGAGGTGCATAGAAAACTCTATCAGTTGTGATAGCTACTGAAGTTATATTACCTGCAGAAATAGAAGCGATTCCCACTGGGATAATAGTAGATCCCGTGACATCTGGTAGTTTTACTCCTACAGAAACATTTGTCTGTATTCCAGATCTATATCCAGAACCACTATTACCAATTGATACTGAAGTAATCGTACCAGCAGAAGATACAATTGCCGTGCCACCCGCAGCAACCAGAGGTTGATAACCAAAACCTTCAGTTGAACCGACAGATACAATTACTCCACCTTTAGGGAAACTAGAAATACCTACATCAGGTCCAAGAGGAGTTTGTGGAGAAGCGCCATTAAAGGTTACAGAAGTAATTCCAGAACTCTCAGACAAAGTATAATCTTTATCCGAAGAAGGAACTTGGAAAATATCATTAATTAGAACGATTGCATTTTCGTCAGTAATTCCCGTTATGTTGCTACTAGATTGTTGTAAAGCAAACTGATTAGTAACTCCATTAAAACTGTCGTTAATATTATCGAAAATATAGTTTTTATTATAAGAGTCATTGGACCCGCCAGTTATTCCAGACCTAATAAAACTTCTTCCTTGGAAAGTAGAACTTGTTGTAATTCCAACATAGTCTCTTTCATCTGGTGGATTAGTTGTGGAACCAATGGGAGTATTTCCGAAAGGTGCTTCTACAAAATTAAGGACATTATCTACAACATTATAGTTTCCTGTAATTTTAGTAACTAAATCATGAGTTCCAGCAGCAGCAACTTTAGTCCCCAACCATCCTCTGCGGACTTTTATGAAATTAGTGCTGCCAATACCAACACCTTCAATCTTCATAATCTCACTACCAACCCTGATTAGATCAGATCCAAAGAATGATGTTATTCCACTAAATTTAACTATGTTTTCAAAGATTGTTGTATTAGTGGACAATCCTGTAGTTACTGAAGTAGCAACAATAGGAGATTGTATAAGGTTATCAATAGCAACCATAATCTTAGCATTCTGGTTAGTTGCTACGAATCTATGAGAAGTTCCAATACCAACACTTTCAAGTTCTACTATTTCAGGGACCTCTTTAAGTGCATTTTCAGCACTAGCAGCAATTTTAATATTGTTGTCATCAACCTTAACTGCAAAGATATTTTCTCCAGGTAAGAATGTTGTATTTGAAGCACCAACGAAGGATGTTGTAGCGATTCCAACAGCAGAGGAAGCAGTTCCAACGTGAACGTATTCAATTTTCTCACCACTTACAAAGAAATGATTTGGAATAGTAATAGTATTATTGGTTACATTAACAACAGAACTATCATTACCCGTGAAGTATCTTTCAAATATCTCATTCGTTTCATGTGTTAATCCAAATGATCTCTTAATATCGGATTCGGTTCCTTCATAAGTTCCAAATTCTCCACCAATAGAAGCGTTGCTGAAAGTAATCGCAACTCCCAGAGTAGTGTCTTGATCAAGAGTAACTGCATTTTTAAATACGGTTACTTTTGTAGCAATACTTGCATTTGGAGTGAACAAAAGAGAGACCGTACCAGTACTATCAATACTAGTTCCAAACGTTCCTAATCCAATACTAGTTTCAATATTACCATACTCAGTAAAATAAGTATCATATGAATTAGTCGCGTCAAGATAATCATCAACAACAACTAGTTCAGAAATCTGATATCTGCCATTAGTGGTATCAGCAACTTGCGCTATAAAGTATGCAGAGTCGTAGTCATTACCATATTGAGAGACAGTTGTAACTCCAGGAGTTCCAGATGCAGAAATACTAGTTGTCCTTCCATCAATTTCAGCAAATTGCAATTTAGTTGTTCCAATTCCAGAAGTATTTTCAGATAATGCAACTTGAACGGTATTTACTAAACATGTAGTAGCAATACCCACTCCAGGATGGAAATCAATTTCCAAATTGCTTCCTGATATTGCCGCAGAGTAAGTTCCAAGTCCTGCACCACCAGAGAAAGAGTCAAATCCTCCGGTAGTTAATTGACCAAATTCAAGCAACTCTACTGTAGTTCCATCATGTGTAACATTAAGTTCAACCATCTCAAATTTATCATTCTGCGTAGAGTCTGGATTAATAGATACCAAAACTTTAGCAGAGTTATATGTGCTTGCTATTGATACAATCGTAGAACTAGAACCGGAAGTAACTTCTGTATTAGAAGTGTCTACTAAAACACCGCTGCCAAAATAACTAACTCCAGTTCCTACAGTTGCAATACCACTAATATTGTAAGATAATGTAGTTACATTAAAATCATTAATAGTAGACTTAGTTGGATAGAATAGTAGTTGACCATCTGTTCCAGTAATAGAGAAGTCAAAAGAACCTTGATCATATTGAGTTTCAATTCTTCCATATTGATTCATATATGCTTTTACGCCATCATGAACCAAATCCACAATAAGAAGTTGTCTTTCCTGAGTATATCTCTTATCTCTAACATAAGTAACATATTTTAATGCTCTTGCATCAGAGAGATTAAATGTATTAACAACACTAAATGGAGTTAATCTTGGCTCACTATTAAATTCTCCACTAATATCATCAATAGAAAGAACCCTGTTTCCGACAGATTCAAAATAGTCCGTTAAGATTCTATTGGTAAATATCATTTCATCGGATATTGTTCCCGAGTTAATATTATTTTCTGTCACCAAATCAAAGTCAGAAACGCAATTTAAGTTACCAAATCCACTCAAATCATTTACTGTATCTACAGATCCAAGTTCAGTGGATAGTCCAACTGACATTTGATTAGAATTTGTAGACTCTAACTGATAATCTGCGAATTTTTTGTATCCTAAAGTGTGGTTGGTTGATGATACAACGTCATTCCAAGTATCATATGGTACTTCAGACTTCAGAGAATATGAGAATTTTTGATAATAAAAATTGTCTTGAAGTCTTTGAAGGTTATAGTTAAGTTCTCCAGAATCACTTTGCCATCCTCTAACAACTTTTGATGATGCATCATATTCAAGATAAGTTTCAAATGAAGTTATAGAAGAAGCAATACTAACAACTTTAGATGATTTGCCAGTTATTTTTTCTCCAACTATAAAGTTGTCGTTAGAAGATACTCTAACAATAGATGTAATAGGGTTCCAATCTTCAACTACTCCAGTTGCAGATTCTGAATCAACAGTTTCTCCTATAATGTAATTATTAAGAACTAAACTACTTTGGAAGAGGGGGAAATGTTTTTGTGCCGTTATTCTTGCAGTGGAATTTACAGCATCAAACTGACCTGGAAATTCATCTTCTTCAAAAAGATTGGACATATTGAATCTAACCGACCCAATTCCGCCAAGATTAGAACTGACCTCAGTTAGTTCAAATAACTTATAATCATATCCAGAGGAATTGTAGTTTTGTCCTGTCGATCCAACTCCAACACTTACATTTTCAACTAGAACTTTATCGCCAACTGCAAATGGGAAACTATTTACCGTGCTAAATCCTACAGATAAAGTTACCAGTGCATCCTTAGTTGTAGGGAAATATTCAATTGTACTAATTCCTACTCCAGAATCAGTAAGTGTTGGAATAATTGTAGGACTTAAATTAGATAACCCATTCGTATTCTTTAAGATTTTGACCTCAGAACTTCCAAGAGTCATCTTAAGATCTACATCAGTTACAGGTAACTTAGTCTTCCCATCGATTACAACTAGTTTTGGTGTTATGGAAAATCCTCTCCCAAAAGAAGTTATACCAACAGATTGTAATGTTGCTAATGGTTCAATACGAATCGATTGTGGAAAAAGTAATCTGGGTTTTAAAGTATTGTCGGAAGGAAGATTGAATCCAATATCTTCAATAGAAACAGATTTCAAACTGCCAATAGTAGAACTTTGTGCTTCTAAAATTGCTCCATCACCAGAAACACTATTAAGTGTAGAGATTCCTGGTAAAGCATAATAATTTCTACCTGGGTTTATGATATCAATTTTGGCGATTGGACCTTCGGTATGAGTACAATCTGTTTCATAAAATATTTCAGAGATAGTTGACGCATAAGATGCACTTTCTGGAAATTCACTTAAATCATATAAGAAAGAAGTCGTAGATCCCACAATAAGTCTATGATTTCCATTATATCCACTACTTACAATTTTTAATTCACTTCCAGAAATAACATCATCATCAGTCGTTATTTCAGATTTAATAGATGGTAGACTTGCATTATAGACTAAATCAAGTTTGTAGAAAAGACTCTCTGGTAAATTAGAACTTACTCTTAAAATAGATTCTGCACCGGCAGAACCAACTTGACCTAAGGATGAATATTCAAATATTTTACTATCATCGGATTTATCCCAACTAATTTTACAGTCTTTATCTCTGTAAAGGTTTAACTCAAATGCAGGATAGTTGGATCCCAATACTGAATATCCAAGAGAAGAATCCGAAAGATCAAAAGTGACTGTGGAATCTTTGTATAATGATAATGGTGGATTAATTGGATTAATATTGCCACCAGTTAATCCAGTACTAGCAACTCCAACTGTGACTGGAATGTCTTTAGTAGCATCATAATAATTATTGGATAACTTAAAGTTATTATCATCTACTCTAGAAATGTAATAAATGTTTTCATTGATTAATCCTTCAGAAACATCACTACCAATTCCAACATTGTAAATTACTTTTTCTCCACCATTAAACTTATGATCGGGAATATTAATTGCTCCAGTTGACGTGTTAATCCCAGTAGAAGAAAATCCAAGGGGATTGAAAACAACATTTCTATTGTGATCATTATATTTTACAGTTATATTATTGTTTGTTCTGGGATTGACAAATACATCTACTCTATGTTTTGGACTGATTCCATGCGCTTCTGTTGTATTTACAGTGACAGTGTTTTTCTTTATCTCTCCAGTTATTACCGTATGATTAGTGGTAAAACTATGAGAATTGCCAACACCAACACCTTTGAAGAACAACGTTGAAGACCCTCTATGAGAGGCAGCAACACCGACAAAAGTTCCCGTGGTCCCAAGACCAACCCTTATTGTCGCAATTCCAATAAGGTCATCATCTACCTTAGCAACAAATACTTTGTCTCCACTAGCAAGAGTTGTTCCTACACCAACATTAGTCTCATCTTGAACATAAAGACCTGTCCCACCATTTCCTGTGGAGTAAGTTAATTGATCTCCTGTTTTAAAACTATGATTTTTGAAATAAAGTGTTTTGGTTGGAATAAATTTTTGGGTGATACCTGCACCTGGATTTGCAAAAGAAAGTGTAGAACCAATACCAATTCCAGCAGTAGTTCCTAATCCAACGGTTTCAGATGGATCAAAGTAAACCTCTTCATTTCTTGTAAATTTGTATGTTGAAGTAATACCCGTATTAATATTAAGATTTCTAGAATCCTCAATAAGAAACTTACCGATAGTGTGTCCGGCAGAAACAGTTCCACTAACCGATCTTAAAACTCTCAATCTAGAGTTTTCAAAGTCTACATTAAGTACCTTTACTTTCTCTGTTCCAATACCCAAAACATCATTCGCCTTAGTATTAAGAATATCACCAGTTACACTAAAGTAAGTAACTAATCCAGTTACCCCCTCAGTTCCAATTGCAACTGCGGTTGTTCCAACTCCAGCAAGACGAAGCACATTAGAAGAGATTCCTACTGTGTATGTTCCCTCAATACCACTAGCATTTGTTGAAAGTCCAGTAATTCTTATTACATCTAAGTTTTGAAACTCATGAGGATTATCGCAAACAACTTCATACGTTCCAGAAGATTTGGGATATATTTCTACTCCACCAATAGAACTAGTTGCTACACTAATATTAGAAACTGGTTTACCTTTTATTTTTTGAATTCTAGCGTAAGCACTGTCTCCACTAGTCCTACTATTATTAAATACTAGAGTTTCGTTTACTTTATAATTGTTTCCACCAGTCAAAATTCCAATAGAATCAATAGTTCCTGGAGAAGCAGCATTTATTTTTGCCGTTTGATTAAATTTATTTGGAATGAACAGATAAGGATATTCCTGAGTTTCTTCAATTAAATTCAGTGGATTAGTGTTTCTTCTTAGATCGCTGGTTTTAAAATCAAATTCATCTTGATTTGAGGAAGGATTGAAATTAAATTCATCTGGAATAGAGTAGTAATTTTCTCCTATAATATATGGAAAAACGGGTTTTTTGTATTTTTCAAATACTCCAGATGCTTCGGTCTGTAAATCATTGACCGTCATATAATATGCGTAAGTTCCATTAGGATAATCTGGAGTTACTCCAAATCTTCCGTTATTTTCGTCAAGAGTTGAAACATCAGTAGTTTTAGTGTGAGTATAATCTTCAACAAAGAATCCTTCAGGATATATTGAAAGTGGTGGTCTTCCTGATTTTAAATCAAGAGAATATCCAGATTTTAATTGAGTTACTGCACCACCAGTTTTTGTAGTATATCCATATGGACCATAAATTGGATTACCATCATAAGCAAATCCTAAAATAGGAGAGTGTTGATCTGAGTCAACTTCTATACTACTTACTTTACGAAGATCGCTTTCTCCATATAAAACATCTCCTTCTGAATTGACAGAATATGTACTTTCTCTTAGAACTCTGGGGGGATAAAGATGAAAATATTGAAGTTCATAATTTGAAGGTGATAC